GACGAGATCGCAGCTTGTGGATAGGCCCCCGACCTCGGCCCCGGCAGGCGGCCGAATGGGGCCCCTGATTTGGCTTTTGAGAGAAGGGGTTCTTTATTACTCGGGCGAGCGCACAGCCAGACAGCCAGACAAATGGCCCATCTTTAACATCTGGTACCCCGTCGGGGGCTTCTGCAACCTTGCAACTCGACCTGAAAGGCCTGTTCTCTTCGAGAACTACATGATGAAGATGAAACTGTAGCCGCGGAACGAGTTGTAGATCGTATATCAATCAGGAGGGCTTATCGAAGGATTTCATCTCCGTTATTTGTACTGTGTTTTTTGGGGTGCGAGATAGATTTTAATTATTCGAGTAGGTAACTGATCATGGATTCGACGCAATTAGGCCCCGCGCGGGATGCGGGAGCCAAACGAGATTGGCCGGCGGACAAGGTGGAACGTTGGCCGATCGAGCGGTTAATACCATACGCCAACAATGCTCGGCTGCACACTGCGGCCGACCTCGACAAAATCGCCGCCTCGATCCGCCAATGGGGCTGGACGATGCCGGTGCTGGCAGACGAGGACGGCGTGCTCATAGCCGGCCATGCCCGGGTTCGGGCAGCGGCAAAGCTCGGGCTGACCTCCATTCCGGTCATCGTGGCGCGCGGCTGGAGCGAGGAAGAGAAACGCGCCTATCGCGTGGCCGACAATCAATTGGCGGCGCGGGGGAGCTGGGACGCCGAGCAGCTCAGCAAGGAGCTTGGTGAACTAAAAGTCGACAAATTTGACCTCGATCTGATCGGCTTCGAGCCGGATCAGCTGGACAAAATCCTGGGCGACCTGGGACCGAATGGTCGGAGCGATCCCGACAGCGTTCCGGAATTGCCGGAAGAGCCGGTAAGTCAGCTGGGTGATGTGTGGCTGCTGGGCGACCACCGGGTCGGCTGCGGCGACAGCACCAGCGCGGTCGATGTCGCACCCGTGTTGTCGGGATCGCGGCCGCACCTGATGGTCACCGATCCGCCTTACGGGGTTAGCTACGACCCGTCCTGGCGAGCGTGCCGGCAACAGAGTTCGGGCAATCTGGCGCAAGGCAAGGTACTCAACGACAATCGCGCCGACTGGCGCGAGGCTTATGCGCTGTTCCCCGGAGATGTTGCCTATGTGTGGTTCGGCGCCTTGCGCGGCGATGTTGTCGCCGCCGATCTTGGCGCCTGCGGGTTTCAGCTGCGCGCTCAGATCGTCTGGGCCAAGCAGCATTTCACGTTGAGCCGCGGCGATTATCATTGGAAGCACGAAACCTGCTGGTACGCAGTGCGCGACGGCAAAACCAGCCACTGGCAGGGCGGCCGCAAGCAGACGACGGTGTGGGAGATCCCCAACAACAATCCGTTCGGCGATGGACAGCGCGAGGAGTGCTCAGGGCACGGCACGCAGAAACCGGTCGAATGCATGCGCCGGGCGATCGCCAACAACAGCCGGCCCGGCAGGGTATCTACGATCCGTTTCTTGGCTCGGGCACGAGCCTCATCGCCGGCGAAATGAGCGGCCGCATCTGCTACGGCGTCGAGCTCGATCCGGCTTATGTCGATGTCGTCGTACGGCGCTGGCAACGCTTCACCGGGCGCGACGCCGTCCATCAAGCCTCTGGTCAATCTTTCGACGAACGCGCCAGCAGCGAGGACCGCGATCGCGGAGCATTCAAAAATGACTAGGAAAGCCTTCCTCGTCGATGAGGCGATGCGCGAGAAGGTGCGCTACCTGGCGGGAGTCGGTGTGCGCCAAGACAACATTGCGCAGATCATCGGCTGCGCCCCGAAGACCTTGCGCAAGCGCTTCCGTGCGGAGCTCGACCGCGGCGTTGCGGAGGCCAACGCGGCAGTCTGCGGCTATCTGTTCGCCGCCGCGAAGGCCGGCAATATTTCCGCGATCATTTTCTGGTTGAAGACGCGGGCGCATTGGCGGGAGGGAGTGGCGCCGGATGCCCCGCCGCCGCGCGTCGAGGGCGAGGAGAATTCGCAGTTGCTTCTCATGCTGCCCGACAACAGCCGTGATCCCGGGCTGACGCAGGTCCTGCGAGAGGCGCAGCAAGATTACTTCGCCAGAAGCTCGCGGGGGTCATTCACCGGAACACCAGACTCCGAAGAGGGGCCAGGCGTGCCAACCGACGCTCTCGCCGATGCCGCCTTCACCCTGCGTTCGGGCGGCGATGGCCAGAGTGCCTTCTTGGCGGGGATATGACGCATGTCGCTCTTATCAAGACCCACGATCTCGGCGCAGCCGGGACCGCAGACCGCGTTTCTGCAGAGCCCTGCCGACATCTGCATCTATGGCGGCGCGGCAGGGGGCGGAAAGACGGTCGGGCTGATCCTGGAGCCGCTGCGCCATGCCACCCGGGTCGCCAACTTCACCGCGGTGTTCTTCCGCCGCAAGACGCCACAGATCACCAACCCCGGCGGGTTGTGGGACGAGGGCCAGAAATTTTATCCCCGGCTCGGCGGCACGCCGCACGTCGGAATGCGGGAGTGGCGCTGGTCCCGCGGTGGCAAGATCAAGTTCTCGCACCTGCAGTACGACACCACGGTCTACGATTGGCAAGGGGCGCAGATCACCTTGATCTGTTTTGACGAGCTGACGCATTTCACGGCGCGTCAGTTCTTTTACATGGTCAGCCGCAACCGCTCGACCTGCGGCGTGCGGCCCTACATCCGCGGTACCTGAAACCCGGACGCCGATAGCTGGGTGGCCGAGTTTCTGTCGTGGTGGATCGACCCGGAGAGCGGGCTGCCGATTCCCGAGCGCGCCGGTGTTCCGCGCTATTACGTTCGCGTCGGGGAAAGGATTCAGTGGGCCGATCGGCCTGAAGAGCTGATGGGAGAACTGCCGCAGCGGGAGGAGCTGCCGCCGGGCATCGACCCGCCACGGCCGATCAGCGTCACCTTCATCCCGGCGACGGTGTTCGACAATCCCATCCTGCTGCGGGTCAACCCGGAATATTACACCTGGCTATTGTCACTCCCGCTACTCGAGCGCGAGCGGCTCTTGGAACATGAATTGGAAGGTCCGCTCGACCTTGTCCTCCCAAAGGCGGCGATCGTAGACCTCGGGTAGCTCGTCGTACTCCTCGCGAATTGTCTGCCGCACGTCGGCTTTGGCATTCTCCTTGAGGCGCCAATCGAGGATCAGCTTTTCGCGCTTGAGCTTGGCGAGCAGCCCGCGCGCGATCGCTTTGACCTGGACCTCCTGCGCGTTGGTGAGCTTGGGCTCCGGCTTGGTCAATAAATCGAAGATCGCGAGCTCTTCGTCGTCGAGGCCTTCGCGGACCGCGCGTTGCTCCTCGTCGGTCATAGCGCGGATGAACGCGAGGAGTTGCTCGAAGAGCTAGTCGACGCTGGCGCTGCCGGCGTTGTAGTCGGCGATCATCGCCTGGAATTTCTCCAGCAGATCGGCACGGGTCGGGTTGCGGCGGACCATTTCGCGAAGCTGGTCCTCGACCTTGGCGCGGAGAACTTGCACCTGCGTCTTCTTTCGGCCTTTGCGAAACGCCGCTGACAGTTTCTCGAAATCGATCGTGCGAAGATCGAAAAGACCAGACAGGTCATCGGTGATCGGCGCGCGGATCGCATGGCCGATGATCGACTCGTCGAGAAGGGTCCCGATGTCGGCCATGACGGCCGAGATGTCGGGCGGTTGCGTGAGCGCGCGGAGCCGGTTGGCGAGGACGTGCCAAACCGCCATTTCCGCGGCGAGCGGCGCGGCGCGTGGGTCCGGCAGCACCGCCATGTAAAGCTTCCAGGCCTGGGCCTCCAGGCGCAGATAGGCCTGTTTTTGCTCGTCGGTGCCGAGCAGCATGTCCGTGGCATCGGCGACCGCCTTCAGCCGCGCCAGGCCTTTGGCGTCGACGATGGAGGAGGCCGTAACGAGGCGGGTCTCGGAAAAGGTGCGCAGCGAACCGAGTGCTTTCTCCAGCTCGGAGAGCAGGGCGCTCTTGTCCTTGATCGGCATCTCGCCGGAGCCGGTCCCGCGCGCATAGATGGCGAGCGCGCGCTGCAGGTTCCGGAACACGCCGACGTAATCGACGATGAGGCCGGCTTCCTTGTCGCCGCATACCCGGTTGGCGCGCGCGATGGTCTGCATCAGTGTGTGGTTCTTCATCGGCTTGTCGAGATAGACCGTCGAGCACGACGGCGCGTCGAAGCCGGTGAGCCACATGGCGCAAAGGAATACGAGCCGGAACGGATCGTCCGGGTCCTTGAACTTTTCCTCCATATCCTCGGTGTTCATGCGGCGCCGATGGGGCACGATGTCGAGCCCTTTGGCGGCCATGTCGTCTTTTTCGTTCTGGCCAGGGCTCACGATGACGGCCATGTCGGTCGCCTTCATCCAGGCGATCCTGGCTTCTTCAGCATCGCACTCTTCGCCCGACAGCGCCGCGAGGGCTTTTTCCAGGCGCGTGATTTCGTCGTTCCAGCGCGCGCGCACCTTGTCGTACATGCGCACGGCCGTCGCCTTGTCGATCGCGATATACATGGCCTTGCCGCGATAGCCGCGGCCGGCGAAGTGCCGGACCACGTCTTCGGCGATCCTGTCGAGGCGGTCCTCGCGGGTAATCAGGTGATACTGGCGCGAAAACACCTGTGCGAGCCGCGCTTCCTGCGCCTCGTCGAGAGCGGCCTTCTCGATCAGCCGGTCGAGGTCGTCCGATAAATCCTCATTGGCGAGCTGCAGTTCGGGAATTCGGTTCTCGTAATATAGGGGAACCGTGGCGCCATCTTCCATCGACTGGGCGAAGTCGTAAATCGAGACGTAATCGCCAAACACCTCCTTGGTTTTCTCGGCGTCGGCCGCAATGAGCGGCGTGCCGGTGAAGGCGATGAATGCTGCATTGGGAAGGGCCCGGCGCATGTTCGCGGCCAGCACGGCGTATTGCGAGCGGTGCGCCTCGTCGGTGATGACAATGGTGTCCGACCGGTCCGAGAGCTTCGGGAAAATCTCGCCCTGCGCCGTGCCGAATTTCTGGATGAGGGTGAAGACATAGCGTTCGTTGCCCTGCAGCAGTGTTTTCAAATGCTCCCGATTTTGCGCCTGGACCTCCTCGCGCTCCTTGGTCAGGGCGCTGCACGCGGCGAAAGTTTTCGCGATCTGATCGTCGAGCTCGGTACGGTCGGTAACGATGACAAAGGTCCAGTTGCCGGGCTTCGTGCGAAGGATCTTCTGCGCGAAATAGAGCATCGAGAGGCTCTTGCCGGAGCCTTGCGTGTGCCAGAACACGCCGAGCCGGCCGCGCGTCTCGGCGATGCGATCAACCGCCGCAACTGCCCGGTTGACGCCGAGGAACTGGTGGTTCTTGGCGAGCTTCTTAATGAGCCCACCCTTACCCTTCTCGTAGGCGACGAAATTTTCGACGAGATCGAGCAGCCGTTCCGGGGCACCGATGCCGCGAATGGCGACCTCGAGGCCGGCCGCCGGCGGATCGTCCTCAGTTTCGGCCCTCTTCCATTCGATGAAATGCTCATAGGGCGCGAACGTCGCGCCGACTTTAGTCTCAATGCCGTTCGACACGATGACTGCGGCGTTGAAGGCAAACACCTGCGGAATGTCGGACCGATAGCTGCGGATGTTGTTATCGAAGGCGTCCCTGACGTTCTCGGCTGGGCCTTTGAGCTCGATCAACAGCAGCGGCAACCCGTTCACGTTTCCATTTCCCACCGAACTGGCCGGGTGCCTTCAGCGGGACCGATGGTTCGAATCCATCTCTCTCCAGCGGCGAGTCCACTGCGAACCTGACTTCCTCGGTCATGGCCAGGATCTGAAACGAAGTCTTTGCGATCAGCTTGTGGCCGACGCTGGTTGCTCTCGTGCCAGAACCGTCTCTTGGGAGGAAGACCAACCCGGTGTGACGGCGTTATGTGCGGGGCAGGTACCAGCGTTGATCGCGAAATTCGAGTCG